CACCAACTGACGAATCTCTTCTTGATCGCTTGCTTGATAGATTCCATTGATCTGCCCTCTCACCTCTTGGATGAACTCGTCCTTGTTTCTGCCCGTCAATGCCGACTGATAGACACCATTCGCTAGCGTGTCTAGCTGTTGGTTGGCTAACGCCTCAAAGCCTTGGAAAGATAGCCTCTGAAGCCCCGCAATGGCCTCTGGCGAGACTCTAGTGAACGTGCCATAGTTATTGAGCATCCCGAACTGCTCCGCTGCTACGGCTCTGTAGTCGCCCAGCATGTCTTGCACATCTGCCAGATAGTCTTCCTCCAGAATGCGCCGCATCTCTGTCCTAGCGTTAACCGACCACTCAACGTCGAACATCGCGCCGTCAGTGGTTGGAGCGGTCTGCAAGTAGTCAGCCAGATCGTTTTCTGTCATTTGCAGGATGTCAGTCAGCCTGCGCTGATGCTGGTCTGCTAACCGCTCAAGGAATTCAGCATAGTCATCGGCTGCTGCCATTACTGACTAGGCTCTTGACCAACTGGGGCGAACAGTTCATCGCCGCCAGCTACCGGCTCCAGACCAATCTTCTCGCGCACTTCGTTGGGACTTACCGCCCCGCTGTCGATGTGGTACGAGTAGATCTGTGTCTTCTCGTTGAAGTCACCCAGAGCTTGTGTTGCCTGCTCAATTTCAAGGTGAGACCTAGCCAGCTTATCGTCATCTAGGACAAGGTCGGCAATCTTCTTGTCGATCTCTTGCATCAAGGTGATTGACCTCACCCCACTCGACCTCATTTGCTGGAAGAACATTAGCTCTTTGTCGTAGTCACGGATATCAAACGAGTCAGGGTAAAACACCTCTGCGTCTGGCGTTACATCAAGCCAGTTGGCGACGTAAGTCCACAGATGCTCCTCTGCTAACTCAAGCAAGTCGGCTTTCTCTGCCAGCTTTGCGTTCAACAGTTGGAACTCAGTCTGCATCGCTATGCCTGACATCGTGACCGCATCGGTTCCCCGTACAGCACCCATCTGGGCCATGCGGTTAATAGACTCAACCTTGTCTTTTATGGACTCTCTTATGCTGGTGATGTTCTGACCAGACGGTTGCAACAGGTACGGCTGCACTGCGTTGTCCATATCATCGGGTACGTTGATGACAGCCCCCGCTCCCGCACTTGCGTCAGTGTCGTAGGTCTTAACAAGCGAAGGGTGGTTACTGATGCGGATTAACTGCTCAATTTCTGACAGTTCCTCATAAATAGCTCGCTGCATGTACGCAATGTCAGACAGGTCGGATATACCGATGCCCCTGTTGACACTACGCGCAGCAGGTACGAAGACAGCAGGTATCTTACCCAGTGGGTTGTCGATCTCGCTGATCATCTGCTCTTTGTCGCCGTCAGACTTCCACTGTTGGATCGTGTCTTTGCGCCAGATGCGGAAATAACTCACCTTGGTTGTCGCGTCTTCTCTGTCCACCGCTTCACGCAGCTTGAGGTAGGTAAGCTCAAATCGACCCGATGGTGTGCGCTGCCACCTCCAATCAAATACGTTCTCAGGGGTAAACAGCGAGAGGTACGGTCTGACCTCTTGCTCTAGCTCTTCAGCCCTTGTCTGTGCGTTGGACTCTGGCTTATCCACTAGAATCCAGACGTGCCCATAAACCGATGACCAGATTTGAGCCTGCTTCATGAAGCTGTTTAGACTTTGACCATCAAGGTCTGCGTCGTTAATCATCGCCTCAATAGACGGGTTGTTAGCCAGTGAATTCAGTATGCGGACAGGGGGAGTGCGCCACAGAAACGAACTGTAGATGTGGACAACATTCCGGCAGTGGTTGTCAATCGGCGTCAGGTTGATGCGTCGAGCATACTCGTTCTCTGACTCGTTGAAGTAGCCAGTCAGGTAGTTGCCTGCTTGATATTCCTCACCCCCTAGATATGAGCGAACGTAAAGTTCCCACCGCTTCTCATTGGCATCATAGTCCGGGTGCTGATATTCGATGTTACTGTTCACTAACTCCACCTCACTGGTTGTTCAACTTCTCGCTGTTTCCTGATTGGGTATAGGTATTCAACCAAGTACCCCAGTGCGTCATTCATATGGTCGTAACCGTCATCTTTGTTGGGTTGGCTAGTGCCTTCTTTGTATGTCTGTCGTTCTAGCGAAGCGATTGTCTGCTTGCACTTCGGGTCAACGAACAATGACCGCACCCCTGACGTGGAGCGCAGCCTGCTGTTAACGCTGTTGATTCTGTCTCTAATCGCTGGGTGGCTGTTTCTCACCTTCACTGCGAACCCTGCGTTCTGAAGGATTGACAGGTCAGTCCTCCCTCCCGCGCTGGTCTTTCGTTGTTTGCTTGCTGGGTCTGGGTAGATCGTTATGCGTCTTTCGCCATACCTCTGCTTGATCTCGTCAACCATCTCATCGGTGTTGCTGCCGTAAATCACGATCTCGTCAATCACTTGGATTGTGTCAGCCTCTCTCACGCATACTGCTGCGCTCATTGGGTCAAGGTTAAAGTCCATGCCAATGTGAAGCTCATCGTTGAGATAGCCTTTGCGGACGCTCTGCTCGCGGTCGAATGCGTAGTAAATGATGCCCTGATAATTAACGAACTGGGCACGGTACTCTTGGTCGAACGTCCTCTCGTCTAGGTCATTCCGCGCTGCCTCGACCTCAGCCTTATCAACATTACCGCCTTCGATGGTCGTATATTGGAAGGCTTTCCAGCCCTCCTCGCCGTCCGCGCCTCGCGTCCATATGTCGTAGAAATGGTTGCGCCCCTTTGGTGTCCCAATGAATAACGCAGAGCCTAACCGATCAGACAGTGATGGTCGGATCACCTCATACCACGCCTCTGGACGCATGTCCGCGAACTCATCCATCACCACAAAGTCCAGCGCCCTCCCTCTCAAGTTGTCAGGCTTCTCTGCGCCCTTAAGTGAGATGGTCGAGCCGTTCTTCAGAGTAAGTGACAACGCAGTCTCATTGCGTTTGCTCACATACCCATCTGGGAGAGAGGCGTTGAGCATCTCCCAAGCTATCTCTTTCGCAGCCTTGTACGTTGGCGCTACATACCAGCAGTTCCTGTTCTTCTCCGCTAATGCGGAACGCAGCAGTTCATGAGTAGACAGAAACGTCTTACCAAACCGTCTACCAGCGACCACCGCCCTAAAACGTGAGTCACTGAAGAAGATTGCATCTTGTGGCTTAGTCAGCCTCAACTGGGCGCTCAATAACGATTGGCGGTAGGTCTTGCGCCTCTGTCTCTGGCTGATCTGCCTGACCCAACCAGTTCTTGCCCAACCAGACGAGCATGGTCGAATTGCCATCCATAGCAGCGGTGAACTGCCTACGTCTGAGGCTCATCTTGCCCCCGCTCGCCTTTTGCTTGAAATAATCCGAAAAACTGCACCCCCTCTCTCTCTTGCAAGCTGTGTTTAGGGTGTCGTAGTCAATGCCAAGGATACCAGCCTGCTCCTCCCCAGTGCAGTGGTACTCACACATCCTATCCACTTGGTCCCAGTCTATTTCAATCAAAGGTCTGCTCATTTCTTTGTTGCTCGTCTAACTGCTTTGCGCTCTGCCTCAGTATACGAAGCCTTGCCTTTGCCCCCTTTGCTTGCTTTGTTCTTTGCTCTCGAACCCGCTGCTTTCTGTCCAGACGAGAGAGAATCTCGCGCAGCTTTCGGCAGATACCTGCCTTGCCCCTTTTCCCCAACATAGTCCCAGTCTTGATTCGTCCATCGGCTCAGTGATGTTTCTTTTTTTGACCCTTCGTACTTGCCACCCATCTGCTTATAGTAGTTAACAGCGAGTTGTGCAGCCCTGCCAGACCATTTGCCACCCATCTTTCGCATGGCTTTTGCTTTGGCCCTCTCCCATATCTCTGGGTTTTTTCTCTTCGCTGTGTCTGCCATTAGTCGTTTAGGCTCGTTTTGGTTCTGTCTGGGGTATCGTGTCGCTCAATCATGCTTTCCAGCGCGCGAATCTTTCGCTCTGGCGGTAGTTCGTGGTAGTAGAACAGCCGTCTGCTTGTCGCGTTATGAGTTGCGCCAGTATGCACCTCGCCATTCAGCATTGTGTGGACTTGCCCTGCGTAGATCGTGCCGTCACGGTTGAACAATAGAACACCTCTCATTTCGACACCTGCTTAGTCTTTTCGTAGGTCCTCATCGCGCCGAGTCCGAGCATACCCATCAAGACAGGCATCATCGTGTCTAGTGCGACCAGTGGGATAGTCACGTCAATCTCCATTAGGGCTAGAATAAAGTTGGCAAATGGTATGACCATGAAGTTACCAGCCATCCCTAACACGCACACCCAGCCGACTGCTGGCCTCCATCCTGCAACAAAAAGGCTTCTGCTTGCAGCCTCGACCTTGTTAACCTCTAGCTGGGCGTTAGCGTTCTCATTAGCGTGACGCTCTGCCATCGTCGCTATCTCATGCGCCAGCTTTGCCTTCTGGTCTTTGTCCTCAATGAACTCAGACAGTAAGCCAGTGACAGGCCCGACAAGCTCTTTCACGATGCCTAAACTCATATGACGGCCCTCACCCCTTGGATTGTTAGGTCGAACTCGTACCCTGCAACGTCAAAGAATGCCGCCAGAGTCTTCTTGCTGTTGTACACCGCAGGCTCCAGCGCATCAGACACAAAGCGATCACCCAGTCCAATACAGCCCTCTACGTCCCTTGGGTAGTTGGCAGCATGGATCAGGATAAACGTGCGATCAGGTACATCCATGATCTGAACAACGTCTTGGAACCTTGATCCGCTGAACGGCTCACACTTGTACTGACCCTCTGGGATGCAGGACTGCGATGGCGTGTTGTCTAGCCAAGGCCGCTCCACTGTATAACAAGACCATGGGCCGACAGTGAGCTTGCCAAGGGTTCCGCTGTCTAGGTACGCAAAACGCTGCAAAAAAACCATTTGCTATCCTTGTTTTGGATTACGCAATGTGCTAGATGGCGATTATACCCACAAAAATTGAAGAAATGGCAAAAAAAACCACTCTCCCCTGTTGCATGTGTAAACCTTTGGTGTACAATAACCCCATCAACAACGAGGAACGGACATGCTAACAATCAACTTTAACATCTTGGAAAACGGCATCATCAAGTCAAACGAGGGAGAGGTTCTTGCTTACTTTGACCGCAACGCCGAGATGCTACACGTCAACTGTGACCGAAGAATCTACGAATGCGACAGCGATGAACTGGCTGGCGACATTCTCGCCATCTGCCTAAAAGCCTGCGGAGAGGCCGCGTAAGCGGCCCAAGGGGATACCATGAAACTACGCTATCCACTCGCCCTCCTAGTCTTGGTTATGTGGTCTGTTGTCAGCAACAACGACTTTGAGAATGAGTTACAGCAGGAATCCATTTACATCGAAGGGGTGTGTGATGGTGTCCACAGTGATTACCTAGACCTTAAGCCTTCC